ACCCCACTACCGCCACCACCACCGCCATTGCCAACTCCATTGGTAAGAAGGCTAGGTAATCCCATAAAATTGGAAGCACCCCCTTTTGTTCCAAGGATTCCCGCATCGCCGTAATTCCCCGCAACGCCACCATTTCCACCCGCGCCTACAATAACGGGAACTAAATTAGGTACATGCGCGGCAATTAAATTTTGAACAAATACACCGCCCGCGGCACCACCGCCACCACCGTTAAAACCCGGAAAAGCCGTATACGAACCCGCGGCACCACCGCCACCGCCACCAATAACTTGCACGTAAATTAAAGTGCAATCGTTTGGTTTTTGCCATGTTCCGGAAGTGTTAAATTCAAAGTATTGACTTTTAGACGCAGAATAAACATCGGAACCCGAACCTAATCCATAACCGGCAAGTGTTCCTTTATTCATTGTTAGAAATCGCCACCAAACGCAAGCACGTTAAATGATTCAGCGTTGTTAGTTGTTGCGCGTAATGAATAACCCGAAGGTAATAAAAGTGTGTTGAAAGATAAAGATGCCGTAAATACGCCAATAGTAGTGGAGGGTGTAATAGCGGTTACTAAAGTTTCGGACATAAGAAAATAAACTGAACCGGTATACATCCATAGGCGAACTACGCCGGCAGTAGTTGTAGCAGTTGCAGTAATCACAACTGAATCAATGCGTGAACCGCTTGCGCCGGCAGTAAATACAGTACCTACGTTAGTAGGTGCGGTGCGAGATGTATCCGCTGTCGCAATATTTATGTTTGAATTACGCGGTGTTGCGGCAAATGCCGGTGATGATGCCATGAGTTAGTTCCTTTTCCTTATCGGTAAAGCATTGATTGTAATAGTACGTCTGCGGGGCCAGCACTAAGCGGGCCTTGAATACCTAAAATACCCTGCGTTCCTTGTATACCTGTCAGACCTTGTATACCTGTTAAACCTTGCGTACCCGCACCGGTTAATCCTTGCAGGCCCGTTGTGCCTTGTAGTCCAGTTAGCCCTTGTATTCCCGTTAAGCCTTGTGGCCCACTTGGCCCTTGTGCGCCAACAACAGCGTCCACCCACGCGGAACCATCCCAATATTTTAGTTGTGCCATTATGCCCACGGCCCTATCGTTGTCAAAGTGTTGGAACCTAGTTTAGTAAATGTAAACCATGATTCAGCGGTTACTTGGTTAGTGCCACCCGGCGCGGCTGAGAATTGTAACTGCGGTGTTATTGCGCCCGCGGCATTAACGCGAATAATGCCACGCACCATAAATCCTTGACCTGCCGAAGTGTATGCGGTGGCGTTCATACGCAATGCAGTTAATACGCCACCTGTTGATGTTCCAACTGTCCAAGCGCTTGAATCCGCTGTACCTGTACCACCGCTAGCCGAACCTGAAATAGATGAATAAAGCGTACTGCCTGTAAGTGTAAGCCCACCGCTTGCGGCCATTAGGACGGATATATTGTGCGAAGTTGTACCTGTTGCCAACCCAACAAAGCCTTCAAATTCATAAGTTGTTCCAGCATCGCAACTGAATCCAACACCGAAGATGCTCTGAACAGTTGTTACGCTTGAAAGCGCTCGGACTGCGGTTAATTGGTAATAATTCTTGCGAAGAATTGGATACCAATACATTGCCGTAGTACCTAAAGTATCAGCAAGTGAAAATGTTGTTGTAAATAATTGGCCGCCGTAAGTAACACCGTTTTCGATAGCAACTAAGCCGGCTGAAATTTCACTTGTTGTGCTTGCGTCAATTGCTCTAGTCCATGCGCTTGCTGAAACAATGTAAATACCATTATCGGCTTTAGCAGTTTGTTCTTTAACAAGAACTCTGTCGCCTGCAATAACGCTTATTCCATCAATTGTCTGCGTTCCTGACAATGTAATGTTTGCTTCAGTAGCGCATACAACCGAACGCTTAAACGCGGCTTCGGGAATCATATCCATTTGTAAAGTTGTATATGAACCTATTGAACCGTTTGAAATGATTGCTTGATTTAATGCACCGCCGGCAGGTATTCCAGAATTAACAGTAACAACACCCGTACCACCGGTAGGAGTAATCGTTACGTTTGTTCCTGCGACTATTTGATTTACGCCACTTGCGGCGGCAGGTGCATCGGTGTCTAACCATAAAACGGCCGTTGATGCAGGTGCGCTAGTTTGAGCAACGAAACCATCATTGCCGATAATACCTTGTGTGCCTTGCGCACCATTAGTTCCATTAGTACCGCTAGTTCCCTGCGTTCCGTTTGTACCGCTAGTTCCCTGCGTTCCTGTTCCAGTTAATCCCTGAAGTCCAGTCGCGCCTTGTAGTCCAGTTAATCCCTGAAGTCCAGTTGTTCCTTGATGCCCGAATGTGCCTTGTGTTCCAGTAGTTCCTTGTAATCCTGTTAATCCCTGCAAGCCAGTTGTACCCTGCGTACCTGTTGCGCCCTGAGTACCTGTTGTACCTTGCGTTCCAGTTCCGGTTAATCCTTGTAAACCAGTAGTTCCCTGAGAACCATTTGTTCCGCTAGTACCTTGCGTTCCATTAACGCCGCCCGTACCTTGCGTTCCATTTGTTCCCTGAGTGCCATTTAATCCTTGTGTTCCGGTAGTGCCTTGCGCACCCGCGGCTACTGTCAAAGCCCAATAAAAAGTATCAGTAATCGCAGTAGTTGTAGGAACAAATCGAAGTGCAAAATAAGCACTACCGTTGTAAGTAACTACATCATTTGTATTGTAGGCAGTTGCGCTACTCCATGCGCCGCGATTAGTAAATCCTAAACCTTGCGCGCCCGTTGTTCCTTGTAGGCCAGTAGTTCCCTGTGTGCCATTAACACCATTTGTACCTTGCGTACCATTTGTACCTTGCGTACCTTGCGTACCGTTGATTCCATTAGTTCCCTGAATACCTGCGATACCTTGTGAACCATTAGTTCCTGAAGTACCTTGTGAACCTGTTAAGCCTTGCAAACCAGTAAGGCCTTGTATGCCAGCGGTTCCTTGAATTCCAGTAAGGCCTTGAATACCGGTTACGCCTTGTGAACCAGTAATTCCCTGTGCGCCGGTACTACCTTGTAATCCTTGAATACCGATTGCGCCTTGAATACCTGTTTGACCAATTACGCCTTGTGGGCCAGTAAATCCTTGCACACCGTCAATGCCGTTTGCACCTGCGATGCCTTGTGTACCAATACCCGCTGTTCCTTGCGCGCCCGTAGAACCGATAGCGCCTTGAATCGAATAAGCAACTTGTGTTGCCGTGATGATTACTGAAGGGATTGCAGGGGAAGAATCAAGTGAAGTCAGGCCTGAAGTTAATGAAATGTTTGTACTTGTGGAAGCGTAAACTATCTCTAGGTAATCACTAGCGACTAAATCAACTACCCAATTCCATGCAGGTATGATGGTTTCATTTGCCATCGTAACCGTAACTTCAGAGTTTGTGTCAGATAAATATGTGCCATTTTTAGACAACCAAAATTGCACATGCTTAGTTGAAGCCGTATTAGAAATTAACTGTACTGAAAATTGAATGTTATAAGTTCCAGCATTTGCAAAGTTTATATGGGAAGAACTTGTAATGCTTACGCCGTAACTTGAAGATGTGTTGTTAATGTAAATCGGGTAAGCGGTATTAGCGGTAGTAGGGCTTTGTGTTGTGGTGTCATAAAATGCACCGTAGTAAGCCAATGAACCACCGGCACCAACTAGGCCTTGAATACCTTGCGCGCCAAGTCCACCTTGCACACCGTAATTACCTTGAATACCTGTTAAGCCTTGTGAGCCGATTGCACCCTGTAAACCTTGCACACCATAAATGCCTTGTGCGCCTTGTGTACCAATTGCACCCTGAACACCCGTATAGCCTTGAACGCCTGTGTAACCCAATAGGCCTTGAACGCCCTGCAATCCTTGAATACCGTAAGTGCCTTGTGTACCGTCAGTACCTTGAATACCGCTTGTTCCTTGTAAGCCGTCTAATCCTTGTGTACCAAGTAATCCTTGCGCACCTTGAATTCCCGTAATGCCTTGTGAACCAACATCGCCGGTTGTTCCTTGTAAACCATCGGTACCTTGTGTACCGGTAAATCCTTGCAACCCAATAATACCTTGTGAACCAGTATCGCCGCGTAGACCGATAAGGCCTTGTGCGCCTTGTATGCCGCTTAACCCTTGTGAACCAATTGTTCCTTGTGCGCCAATTGTTCCTTGCGCGCCATTAATGCCATTAGTTCCATTTGTGCCGTTAGTTCCATCGGTTCCTTGCACACCAAACGCGCCTTGAATACCGGTGACACCTTGTGAACCAATTTGGCCCTGTAATCCCTGAGTGCCTTGTAATCCAAGTAATCCTTGAACGCCTTGAATACCACTAAGGCCTTGCGCACCCGTGTCACCTGTTGTTCCCTGTAAACCTGTTAGTCCGTTATTTCCCTGAATTCCATCATGGCCTTGAATACCTGTTTGGCCGATTGCTCCCTGAGTTCCTTGCATACCGGTAACGCCTTGCAATCCGAGTAGGCCCTGAACACCTTGCAATCCCTGAACGCCCTGAGTTCCTTGCGTTCCTGTTATTCCCTGTGTTCCATTAGTGCCTTGAACACCCTGCACACCCTGAGTTCCCTCTGAACCTTGTACGCCTAATAATCCCTGAATACCTTGAACGCCTTGCGCCCCAATTGTGCCCTGAACGCCTTGCACTCCTTGCGTTCCTTGCAAACCAACAATGCCTTGAATCCCTTGTGTACCTTGAATTCCAGTAACACCTTGTGAGCCTGTGTTGCCTTGAACGCCCTGTGAACCGACTAATCCCTGAACGCCTTGTAATCCAACAGTACCTTGTGCGCCAACAGTACCTTGTGCGCCAATTGCGCCCTGCACACCTGAAGCCTGAATGATAAGCAATACCGCGTCATTGTTTGCAAAGTTGCTTGTGCCAATTCCCTGACTTCCAGTTAATGAAACCGGAACATTATAGTAAGTGCCATTGTCTACAAGCGGGCCAGTAATTAGCCACTTTTGGTAATTGTTTTGATTGCTTTGCTGTTGAATAAGTACGCTGTCGTTTATCTTAAATGTTAAAAGTAGCGCGTCAATGTTGTCGCCATTAGTAGTCGTATCGCTAATACGCAATTGAGTTGAACTAACCTGCGTTGCATTGTTGTAACCAATTTTTGCTGTACCCGGCTCACCGGTTAAATTGGCAGTAGTGACTTGGTAGTTAAAATAAGATGATGATGAACCGCTTGCACCGGTAGTGCCTTGAACGCCTTGTACGCCAATAGGGCCTAAAGGCCCCTGTGTGCCATAAAAGCCTTGTGTGCCAGTTGTTCCTTGAACACCGCGTGAGCCTGCGGCAGTAACAACAATTTGGGGCATTACGGGGGTTATTACAATGTCGTCAGCCATTAGCGCGATACCTCTGCATCTACTTCAACAACTCCACGGCCTAAATAAATTGCGTCACCGCTTGCAGGTGTTAGTTTTAAATCCCATTCATACTTACCCGGTGGGGTTGTAATGCCTGCATTAACTTGAACCTGTGGGCATGTATAAGGATTGAATGTAATACCTTCGCCATAAACTAATGATAGTACCGTTGTCTTAGCCATTGCAGATGTACGAAATTGAAGCAATGGTGTGTACCCGGCTAAAGAAATAGGACTGTTCAAATCCGGATTACCTTCAGCATCTTTGTTGCAATACGAAAAGTTAATTGCCCATTCTTGGTTTTGTCTTACAGTAATGTTAAGCGGGTCAGGTGTCTGACTTATTGATTGCGCTGTCATTGGTTTCTCCAATTAGGGTATTACATCTTGGGCATATCTTGGTTTGTTTTGGTGCCGGCATTTTACAGTTAGGGCAGAATACTGCGAGCGACGACAAAAAGTTAATCGCCGCTGAGCCTTCACTCAATTCGGTTAGCGCCCACACTAACGCGTCCATTCTATCCGGCGAATCTTTACTTACACCGGGTTCGTACTCGCACATTTCATCTTCTAATTCGGTGAAGTAACCGAGATGATGTACGCGTCCTTGCTCATATAACGCCGCAATAGGTTCAGCGCGTAATTGCTTACCGCGTGTAGCCGTTACTTTCTTGGTCGCAACCGTTGGTTTTACCTGTTGCAATAAATGAATAACTAAGTCACCACCGTTGTTTGTTTCGGCAACAATTCGGTCTGCCTTGTGCTTTTCGTAAGCATTAACGGCCGCAGTAGCCCATTCTAACGGGCTTGCTTTAAGTGTTACATCATCAAGAACGTAATAATGTCCGTTTGCCGTCATGCCTGCAACAACAATACCGGTGTTATCTGAATCTTCGTTATTAGTAACAGCCGGGTCTACGCCAACAACAACTCGGGTCATTGGCGGTAAATCATCAATAGTAACGCGGTGCGTGTCTATCATTGCCCTACGCCATAGCGCACCCGGGTTATCATCAAGTATTGCGCCATAAAGTTCTTGCTGTCCTAATCGTGTTCCGCCGTACTTTGCTTGCAATTCAAGTAGTGCGGTCTTAGATAGGTTTTCTGCGTTATCAAATGTTGAACCGCGTGTGACTAACGTGGTATCGCGTTTAAGTAACGATTTAACTAATTTGGTCGGCCTAGGTGTAGTGGTGATTACTGTTTGTGGATGTTCACCTAAACGAAGGCCGAATTGTAATTGGTTCCATGTATCTTCATATTGCCATGCCGCTAATTCATCTGTCCACGCATAATGAAATTGCGGGCCACGAAGTGAATCAGGTGAATCGGCTGAAAAGGTTTGAATGATTGAACCGTTTTTTAGTTCAATTACGCCGTTTGATTTGTTCCAATTATCAATTGCGTCATATTCTTTTAAAATAGATAAAATGCCCGATACGCCTTCAACGCATACTTGGCGCACATCTTGAAAGGTACGAGCAACAATCGCGCATCTAATACCATCGTTTAATATTGCTTTACTTGCCAGCCATTCAGCGCCTAAGCGAGTTTTCCCAAACCCACGCCCTGCCAAAACCATCCAGTTATGCCATTCACCTTCAGGCGGAAGTTGATTCGCTCTCGCTATCCCCAATTCGGGATGATTCCACTTCCAATAGCGAAGCGCGACTAATTCGGGATTCAAAGTCTTGCTTGTATCGCTCAATTGCTTCCCCTATTGTTTCGCCATTCCATACCGCTTCAACTCTTTGTGTAGCGTTGCCCTCTAACAGTTCAATCAATTTGGTTAAGTCTACTAATGCAACCGCGGCTTCTTTTGCTTTAAGGTCAGGGATGATTTGCTCAAACTGAATCATAGTCGAATCGCGTAGCACTTTAAGTTTGCTTATAAAATCTTCGCGCTTAGTTTCCACTAAATTGGTTGAAGTTTCAACTATATCGCTTACGGTTTCGCCGGTTTTGGCGGATATAGCATCTTCGGCCCATCGGCGTAAGGATGTTTCGGGTATGCCTAATTGTGTTGCAGTTTGTAAGACGTTGCCGTTATTAATCTCTAACGCCAATAATGCTTCGGCTCTAGTCTGCTCTGAATAAGCCATTAGTTATTTTCAACTATCGCGTTACGAGCATCAAGTAAATCATTGACTGATTCAAGATAGAATTGGCGTTGTTGGTGTGTAATTCTATTGCCATATCGGTCTTGAAGTTTTACGCGCAAATACCCTAATGCTTCGTCAATTTCTCCAACCGTTAAATCAGTTGCGACTACTTGCATTGTTGTTTACCCGTTCTTCTCCCTACAATAGACGTATTCCAAGATACTGCGTAGATTATCATAAAATTACTTAGCGCGCCTTGATTCATGTGCGTTTTGCAACCCGTCTATATCGAAATATCTTACGCCGTCAATGATTTTCGATTTAACGCCGTGGTGCTTAATCCAACGGTAGACCGTAGGCCTAGAGACTTTGAATAGTTTCATGGCTTCTTCAATTGTCAGCATTAAGCATCCTTCCAAGTAAACGCCATTTTTCTGAAGGCCATACTGTATTACATGCCTTACATTTAATGTCACCGAAGGATGTGAGAGTTGTAGGATTGATTTGTAACTTAGCACCACATTCATTTCCATCTTTATCCTGACTTGGACATACGCCAATAGTCATAAGGTCAGATTTAAACCCTAAGACTGCATTGATACGCTTGTTAATATCATTGATATTTTCTGCCAATCCTGCCGCATCTTCATAGTTTTCAAATATCCATTGAGATTGCGCCGTAAGATATTTACAAGTGATTGATATGCGATTGAATTCTTGCCCACGAAATGTAATGCGTGTATGCCGCTGTTCAATTCTAATTAACCCTTCATGCTCCATTAAGGGTTTACTAATTCCGCCTGAACGTAAGTGAAGCGTTTCAAGTCTTACGGGAATTGGTGGTGTCTTAGAACCGCCTACACGTTCACCATAACCCTTTGAAGGTATAAGTTCCTTAGCAAGTTCGTTGTATTGGTCAGGGAAGCCTTGGAGTTTACCCAAAGCATATCCCCAACAATTAGAACATAAGGAACGTTCAGTATGTTTGCGGCATAGCGCGCATTTCATTTATTTTTACACGCTTTACAATGGCAGGTAGCAGTTGCGCACGGACATTCTTCACCGCTTTGCAACATGCCTTCACCCTGACACCAATAGCATTTCATTTTTTACGCTTATCCCGCTTTGCTTTGTAGGTTTCTACGAGTTCTTTATCATAGAAAACATACTTTCCCTTTTTCTCAACCCATTTAATATGCCCGCGGAATTGAATTTGATTAAGGTTGTTAATCTTTACGCCAAGAAATTTGCATACTTCAGCGGTAGACATTAGAACGGCCATGCTTCACCCTCTGACTTTACTTCAGGGGCAGACTTACGCTTACCGTTAAATACTTGTCCAATTGTTTTAGCGCGTACTTCAAAGCCTTGCTTAACAACGCCATCGCGCCCTGTGTATTCAAATTGCTTTAGGTCACCCTTAACAATAAGTGATAAACCTTTAAGTGGTACATCTGCAAGTGCTTCGGCTGTTGTTCCTGTTGCGCTTACTTTCCACCAAACGGTTTCCCCTGTTACCCATTCACCGTTTTTAAATTCGCGTGGTGATTCTGCTAATGAAAAAGTTGCAATTGCAAATTCACCTTTTGCGCCGTTAATAAACTTTAGTTCAGCGTCTCCGCCTGCATTACCAATAACTTCTATCTGTGCCATCTATGCCCTCTATTTCTGTGTAATTGCCTTCGTTGTCTAACCTTACAACACTTCCGTCCGGCATGTGTAAGGGAAACTCCGACGGGTCAGCCCAACTTGGAACAATCCAGCCCATCTTTACGGACTTGGCCGGGTTCAAGTGGATTGAGTCGGTTCCTAGATTATGGCATTTATGATGTACGGCGATTAAGTTGCAAGGTTCATCCTTGCCGCCTTGTGATTTCAATTTGCGATGATGTAGGGCCGGTTGTCCACACGATAGTCCACAAGATTCGCAATGGCCATTGGCCCTTTCTAGCACTCTATCCACAATGTTTTGCTTCATGTGGATACCATAAACCTAATCTCGCCCCCGCTGTACGCGTCATACTTAGCCGCGATTCTTATGGCCTTGCGCAATACGTTCTTGGCTTGTGCCGGGGTTTCAACGCTTCCCGCATCCATTGCTTCAAGTGCGCCTAATGCAAATCGTTCGCCCGAACCGGCTACATAAATATTGGATGAATTGCGTTCCCATGAGTAATCGGATTCAATTCTGTAAATATGTGCCTGAACACATACAAGCCAAATGTTGTCGTTTTCTACCGCTTCGCCATCTCGCTTGTATTCGTAATCGGCCATGTTGAAACATTTGCGGATTGATGGAACCAAAATACTTGTAACGTATTTATCTAAGTTTTTAAGTTTGACTGCCGGCGCTTCCCACCCGTGTTCAAGTAAGTTAATGCCGCGAACTTGGCCGGCTCCGGCAAGAATCAATTCATTGTTTTTAAACATTTTGCCGGTTGGAATGTTAATAGCAAAACCATCGCCATCGGATGATTGAGAATCGGCGGCAATAACTGCCCACCCGTTTCCCTGAATTGCGGCCAATGTAGTCATAATTAAGTTTATCCGTAAGAAATGCAAAAGCCCGCTAGAGAGGCAAATAACTAGCGGGCCTTGCGGCCTAAGTCTCCCCGAAATGACTTAGGCTATATCCGGGGGAAACGGCCCCCTGATAAATCTATTCTGTTAGTTCGTGCATCATTTTATTAAGTTCATCGTAATCTAAGCGGGTACTAATATAGCCTATTTTGTCAGGTGTGCGTTCAGCCGATAAACCCTCTGACAAAACAAATGCTTTGTAAGGATTTTTGTGAGAAGAATTGTTTTCCATAAATTTTACAGCCGATTAATACAATGGATAATCGTTGTTAATCCATAACGCAACGTTCCATGTTTGGCGGTTTTTCCATCCTTCGTAAGCCATTACGCCCACTCGCTTTCCGGCGCATAAATGTCCATGCAAATAATGCAAACCTGTCCAAGTATACCTGTGTGCATGTATGGGTGTAACGCTTGGTATGTAATACCGCAATTAGTGCATTTAAAATCTTTTAAAAGATTATTTGCCATTACGCTACCTTAGCCTTTCGCGCTTGTTCAATCAAACTTAAAACTTTTTTAGAACATTGCTTGCAAGTATTAGATTCTTTAGCACTAAATTCAAGATTTTCAGTAGATGTAATCTTATTCCAAATTCTATTTTTGGCTTGAAGGTTCAACCCACTTTTGCACATTAATTGACCTTTAATAACTAAATGTCCGCGGTTACCGGTGTACGGGCCTTGATTGTAAGTTATGCCGGTAAATGGTGCGTTATCCATCTTAATCATGATTAGTTACCTACCTTTGGAGAGATGCGATTTAGTAATTCAATTAAATGTTGGTTGTTTTCTAATTTATTTTGGTAGATGTAAGTACCAAGAATTGCTCCAAGAAGTGCTGAATCATTTGGTGTGATTGATAATTTAATAGAAACATCATTTAATAGTTCAGCGTATGTCTTTAGTGCTTCATTGTATGTTGTTGATGCAATCATGATTAAGCACCTACCTTTGCATCATAAAATGCCCAAAACTTATTTTGCTTTGCTTCAGTTTGAGTTTGTAGGAAATCAATTAACTTGTTCCAATCATTATCAAACTTTACGCATCCCTGAAGCGCGTATGCAAAATCTTCAAATTCAGCAATCTTTAGTACATTTGTAATTTTTGTTGTAGTCATTTTTTTGCCTCTCGTTTTGTGAACTCCGTTTAAGTTCATACCTGAATTATAATCACATACCTTACGGTTTATCTACCATTTAAGGTGTGTTTTGGGTCACATTTTTCCTAGTACCAAGAATGTTTTTTCCACCATTTCCACGCTTGGCAAGGTGAGCCATACCGGGATTTGACGTATTTCAGCCCCCGATGCACCTGCATAGGAACGCTTAGCCGGGGATTTAAGCCTAATATCTGCGGGATTCCACCTGCGTATGCCTTAATCCATTTACCGCCCTTTAAAACCTTTACAGGGGTCTTATTTTGGGCATTGGGATTCCACGCCGATTCTTTACCCCACATAGCCGCCAAACATGACCATTGGGTTTTACTCCAACCCCATAAAGGTAGTTGTTGTTTTGCGTGGGCTTTAGCCGCCGCCGCGGTGCGCATCTCAGGCATTTTAGGGCTTTGCGCCATTGCCGGTGTTGCTACAACAATGCTTACGGCTAATACCGCTACTGCTAGGCATCGTTGAATAAACTTAACGCTAGGCCTGTTTCCTCAATTTCATTTCCCCTACCATGATTTCCCCCCGAAGATTAGTTTCAGCATGGCCGATTCCTTTCGTTGATTGACGATTTATTTTACTACATGCGCGACATGCAACATGCTGACGAAACATCAAATGCCCACAATAATCGCATCGAATTATTTCTTTTTCCATAAGATTTCTTTTACAAGTTCGCTTAATTCTTCAATTGTTCCATTATTTGAAACGTATTGGTCAAAATCCCATGAGTCCATATCGGTTTCCGAACGGTGAATATTTATCGGCCCATCTTTGTCAATCCGGCTAACGCGCCAAATCTGCCCATGTCGCCATTTGATTTCTTCCGCTTCGTTGCGAAACCTTACGTCGCTAATAACAATTTTATCTTCCGGATGAACATTAAACATTGTAAGTTCAACCCAAATTTGCGGGTCAATTAAATCCCGGCCTACTTCACTTCCCATTGTTTGCAATAAACGGCGTACTTCAGGAATTGATTTAGCGCTATCCCATCCGTATTTATCTACGGCATGTGCCAAGCGCATCCCATCTAAATTGATAATCGGGTCTAACGCGTAACAGGCTTTTTTAATAATGTCAGCAAACGCTAAACGTGTGTACCCGTAATCTTCAACAAGCATTGCGGCAATCGTGTCTTTACCTGATTGCGCATAACCGCTTAATCCAATAATCATTTAATTCCCCGAGCAATAGTAATGGCCTGATTGACTATTTCGGCTTCCACTAAATTGCCGCATTTACTGCAAACGCATAGCGGCATTAGTTTGGATTTAATTTCTTGCGCAATTTTCTCCCGCATTTCAACTTCACGGTATGTCCAAGTTTTTTCCATTACTTCAACTCCTTCTCAATAGTCTGAATAGTCGGGCAGGGATAAGCCATCATCCCATCCCCAAACCAGCACGCACTACATAGATGTTCGTACCCCTCTATTGGCTTATGCAATTCCGCTATTGTACGAAGGGCATCCCAAGCCATGTTATTACTAGCCTCTGGTTGATAATGATTTTGATGGCGTTCTATTATGTCCAGCAATTCATCGTGAGTCATTTGTGCCTCCTAGCAATAGCGGCATCTTCTTTGTGGGAACATACTTTGATTGGCGAATCATCTACCCAGTCATTTATGTCGCATTTAGACGAACATTGAAGTTCAATTTCTTTGGCTATTCGCTCACGAATTGCGTATTCATGTTCTTTTGAGTCATTGCACAAATCACACTCACAAGGTTTTCCTGTGTTGTAAATGTCGTAAGTTATATTGTTCTTCAAAGTTGTATGTTCCGAACAATATGAAGGCGGTGTTGTGTGACCGCAGACTTTGCTACATATACAGCAGTGCATTACCCTAACTCCTTCTCAATAGTCTGAATAGTCGGGCAGGGGTAAAGGCGTTCACATTCCTTGCACCCAATCCAAGGAAAATCAGTATCTATTGCAAAGTCTTTTGGCTTATGCAATTCCACTACTTTACGAAGTGCCGTCTTTGGTTTATAAACATAAGCATAACTATCAATTTCTGCCAGCAATTCATCGGGTGTCATTTTGGGTTGTCCGTCTTATAAAACCCGGGGCCTTTGAAAATAGTTAATACCGGGCTAATGACTTTACGCATTACGCCATTGCATTTTTCCATTGGGCAATCATGCTGTTCATCTGATTCAAAACTGTGTGCAATAATTTCATACGCGCCGCAAGTTTTGCATTTGTAATCGTATCTAGGCATTAAAACAGTTTCCAATCTCTAGGCGGAACAACCCAAACGGTACATTCATTACCGCTTTCGTTTCTTTTGGTCTTACCGCTATCTTCAATAAACTTATCAATTACCAACGAACGCCGCCCGGCGCTAATGCTTTGATGCTTACCTTGAAGAATTATTTCAAGTTCAAAATCTGCTAAACCGCCATAATTGGCAATTGCTTCATAAATAGCCCGGCGATTAGTTCCTGATTTTGGCAATGCTTTTTCTGCCGCGGCTTTACTTGTTTTGCTTGCATAGTTAGCAACATAAACAATGTTGTCGTTAATCTTCGGCATCAATAACCCCAATCGCTACTTTTGCACAAAGGTCTTGAACTGTAAGCAATGAGTTTTCCAACCCATTTTTCATAATTTGCTTACGGTTAGCAGTTAAATCAATTGCGCAAATTTCATCATAAATGGCCCGGCGTATTTGTGCTTCAAGATTTTTTACCATTGCCTTAACAACATCCTGACCTTCAGGTGTATCAAGGTGCAATTGGTTATCTTTGATGCGCCAATGCTTATCATTACAAATAACTTTCATTGCCTAACCCTTCTTCTAGTTTGAACAATCCCCATAAAAGTAACCCCGTAAGTATAGGCGCGACTGCAATAATCAACGGCCCCATAATTAGTCCACCCAACACTTTGAACATGAAACAATATCGGTTTTATCAAATACTTCGCTTGTAACAGGTGCATTACAAATCTCGCATTGTAAAGTAATTGTTGTCATTTACTCATTGACCTTTCCTTTGTGTTCGCACCCTTGACCTTCTTCAGATTTACATTCATCGCAATACCATAATGAACCTTTGTAGTGGCCATCACACATTCCGTAGTTGGCGGCTTTTTCGCTTGTTTGTAATTCTTCGCAATATCCGCGTTCACAAATTAAACCAATGCCAGCGGTAGATGCCATGTTA